TTGAAGGACTTGACACTTCTGCTGCCAACGCCGCTGGAGATCCAATTTGGCTCGGTGATGATGGAAATCTGATTTTTGGTCTCGCAAACAAACCAGTCGCGCCTAATCATCTTGTATTTATCGGTATTGTTACTCGAAAGCAGCAGAACAACGGAGAGATCTTTGTCAGGCCACAGAATGGCTTTGAAGTGCAAGAACTTCACAACGTCTTGATCAATGGTTTACAAGACAAGCAACTGTTGGTATATGAAACTGCTACAAGTCTTTGGAAGAACAAAAATGCCATTGCCGTAACTGGCATTGCCTATAAATCTGGGTATCCAGCATCAAAGACTTCAACAGGCACACTTGGTGAAATATGTATTGACGATGCCAGTGGAACTTTGTACATTTGCACAGCAACTAACACCTGGCAGAAGGTTTCGTTGAACTCGGCCAACTTTACAAACGCCGGCGGATTTGCCTAAAAAGTCCATACTGGACAACGGTTTCCTGTGTACACGCCTAAACTTAGGTGTGTTAGAGTGTAGCCAACGAGTTTTGTACAAGATTGTCCCGGAAAGCCTTACTGGATATGGAAACTAGCAAGTCATCAAAGAAAGTCGCGTTACTGTATACAAGAGTGTCCACTTCTATGCAAGTAAACGACGGAATGTCTCTTGCCGTGCAGGAGCGAGCTCTCAAGAAGGCTGCTAGCGACATCGGGTACAAGAAGACAGAGCTTCTCAGGGAAGAGGGCAGATCTGGTAAAAGTATCAAAGGCCGTCCAGTTCTCTCGTCTGCTCTCGAGCGCTTAGACCGCGGCGAGGCAGAAGCGCTGATCGTCACAAGGGTCGACCGACTTGCCAGGTCTACTCAAGACTTCCTGTCGATCATCGACCGAGCGAATAAGAACAACTGGCGCGTGGTCATGCTCGACCTCAACCTCGACACCTCTACGTACCAAGGACGGTTTGTTGTCACAATCATGTCAGCTCTTGCAGAGATGGAGCGAGCGATTATCGCCGAGCGGCAGAAAGATGTCCATAAAGATCGCCGAGCTAACGGAGTTGTCTGGGGCAAGGACAAAGGTCCTAAGACAAAGATCCCTGCCGAAGTCCTCAACGTGATGACACAGTGGCGAGCTTCTGGGATCAGCTACTCAGAGATCGCGCGAAAGCTCAACGAGCTTGAGGTCTCAACTAGCAACGGCGGAAAGAAGTGGTATGCGTCTAGCGTGTCTCACGTACTTCTCAAAGGAAAGCACAACAAAGTAGTTGAGCCGGGACCCTGAGTCTCTCGTCTCAGAATCCCGGCTCGTTTTTTCAGCGCCCGTCTCTCCCCGAGCGAAGAAACTTATCTAGCGAATCTTGTAGCGATTCCCCAGTCAACCTCACCTTGCGGCACCACTCTCGGCATCAGCAAACGGCCCATCAACTGCGCGCGTGATCCGTGGCCTTCAACGGCGATGCCTCTGTCTTGCAACTTGCGCTGAAATGCGATCTGTGTCATTGGCTTCTCGCCTCGTTCTTCTGACCAGATACGGTAGACCGCGTACAGTGACTTTACAGGTGTAGCCGCGCCTTCTGACTCTTTGGTCTCTTCGTTCAAGAAGAATCCGATGCGGTCTTCGTTCTTACGGTAGATCTCAGCAGCGTCGCTGACTGCGGTGCACCAGCCAAGAGCATCGCGTGCGCTCGAACTAAGAAGCTTGATCGCGCCTTCGACTGCCCACGACAGCACCGCCGGCAGTGCGCCTTCTGGATCAAAGATGTAGTGCTTGAGGTCTGGGTCTGGATTTTCTGGAATGTTTGTGAGCGGTATCGGACGAAGTCGGCGCCACATCGCGTCGTCGCTGATGATCGGCCTGTGGTTTGTGGTGACCCACAGCTTCGCCTGTGACTGGAACGTAAACGGCTTTTCGCCTGGCGAACGCGCTGAGATCTCAGAAGAGCCTGTCAGTTTCTTGACCGAGTTCTCTTTCATGCGCTCTGACTCTGGCAACTCGTCGACCCACACCATGCGGCGTCCGCGAAGCTCTGCCCAGTGATACAGGTCGGCTCCGTGTGCCTGTCCGTCGCCTTGAGCAAGAATACTTGAGTCTAACGGCCACGCGTACTGCGCAGTACCGAGAGCTTTCACCAGCGCTTCAACCATCGTGTTCTTGCCTGATCCTGGAGGACCATAGACTAGGAACATAACGTCGTATGTGCGCAGTCCAGTAAGCGAGTATCCAGCCGCTCGTTGCAGCCATTCCTGAAGCTCTTTGTCGCCTCCTGTCGCGAAGTCAATGAACTGTTCCCAGCGGATATTGCGTATTCCAGGATTGTACGCGACCGGCGCGCGGCGAGTGATGTAGAGATCCGGGCGTCCTTTCAAGAGCTCACCGGTGCGGAGATTGATCACTCCGTTGGCTACGCCAAGAAGAGTCTCGTCAGAGTCCCAGTTGTTGACGCCAACCAAGATTCGCGGGTCCGAAGTGGCGCTCTCGATGCAAGACGTTATGCGCGAGTTTGACTTCGCCTGCTGCGCCCACTTGATTACCTCTGACTGCTTGTCTGCGTCGTCGAGATAGTGGACAACCTCGCTTGCGACAATAGGCGCGATCTTCTTTGCAAGTTCTTGCATCTCAAGGCTCTCGACGTCTGGCTTCCAGTATCCGCCGTCCCAGTGAAACCAGCCTAGACCTGGAGTGTATCTGACCGCGGCGCCAAACGAGTCGACGAGTCGACGACCGTTGCCGGTGTCGGTGAGCGTTCGCTTGCCAGGTTCGCCGCCTTCTTCTTCGCTGATCGCGTCTGGGTCTTGCGGTACGTCGATGTTCGTCAGGCTTGTCGCCTTTGCAAGTGAGTCACCGTCTTGTAATGCCGCGGACACTGTCCCGCCGATCGTGCCAGGCAAGTAAGTTGTGTCCGACTGAGTAGGAGGCCGTGCGACGATTGACGTCGTTGTCATGCCTGACTTAGCTCGCGTTTCTTCCTGCGACTTGATCGCCCAGTCTTGCAGACCTGGCCACAGCTTCTCTGTCTTTGGGTTGTCAACAACGAACTGGATAGCGCGACGAACATGCATCAACAGTCCGCCCTGTCCTTCGAGCTCGAGCGGTGGACGTACTTTCTCGGCGTTGAAGCGAATCATCATTGTCTCAACTGCTAGGCGACCTGCCTCGGTGTTCACAGGAAACTTGTTAGCGAGAGCGCACGCGAGTGCGTAGATGTCAACGGCGCGAGAGCCTTCGTCGATGCCTTCAGTAAGAAGCCTGTCAACGTCGACTCTCTCGCCAGAGAAGTCTGCGTCTTCGAGCCAAGTCCAATCGCCTTCGCCCAGTTTGGATGTAGCTCGCTTTCCGCGCTTTCTTAGCGCCGACAGCAGCTCTTCTGGTGCCTGCGCGACTGGGATCTCCCAAGGCGCTTTGCCTTGCACCCACTCGTAGCACACGCCAGAGAAATGTCGTGACGGCGCGATAAGCACGTAACCGTTGTGCTTGATGTCGATGCCGTTTAGACCAGACTTCTTGAGATTGCCAACTAGCGACTCTGATTCGTCGCACTTGTAGAAAAGATGTCTGCCTCGAATAATCTTGCCGTTCGCGGTGTACGAGCCAGTGATCGCCTCAACTGTTGGCGGAAGCGCACCTTCTACAAGAGACTCAAACTTTTCAAACGAGTCAGGCCCACCCGCTCTCGGATCGATGTCGATGACAAAGAATCCGCTCGGTCGGCAGTACACGCTGACGTTGCTGTCTTGGTCTTGTGTCCACCACGTTTTGACTGCGTCGATGTTCGCAGTCGCCTGCACGTTCCACTCGCTTACGCGAGGATGCTTGCCTACGTCTTTCGGCTCGGGGTGCGATCCGCCGCACGTGCAGCGTCCGCCGACAATGCCGTAGCAAGGCATGACGAACCAGCCCTGCTGTGCGTACCATTCGGCAGCTGAACCCAGTCTACCAGTTGCTGATTCCCATGTTGTCATTGAAGCGAGAGATCTTCTTTCGGTTGAGAGATGTGCGAAGCTTCTGGCCGCGCTATTTGTTGTGTAGGTCATTCATAATACACCAAGCTTCGCGTTGAAGCGTGAATGTGGACAAAAAAGAAGACATAGATGAGCTTACAAAGAATTTGTTGATAGTTCACACGCGATGACAATGAGTATGATATAGTGACTAATGACAAACACCGGCCAAATCATGGGAGGTACGGTTATGGGCGATCTTCTCAAGGAGATCCAAGAAACGGAGATTCACCCTGGAAACAGGTCACGAATCGCCGAGATACTAGAGGCACTCGAGCCGTCAGACAGAAAAGATCTGCTGGCAGCGCTCGACGACCACGCGATCTCGGCTTCGCGAATCTCAAAGGCAATGGCGCGCAGAGGACATAAGCTCGCCTCGTCAGTCATTTCGAGGTATCGTCGAGGAGAACTCTCGACGAAGATCAAATGAGTCTTGAGGATGAGATCAAGCTCGAGGAAGAGATAGCAGATCTCCGAAGAGCTCTAAAGACCGCCCAGGCTTCTGAATACAAGGCCAAGCGCAAGAACGAAGAACTTGTAGAAGCAGTCTATAAGGCAGCGTACGATGCAGGCATCGCCGCCGGCCGAGGGATCCCAGACAAGCAAAAGCCACCAGCTAAAGATCCTCGCAAAGGCAAAGGCGAGGTTGCAGTAGTTCACGCCACCGACTGGCAGCTTGGAAAGAAGACCGTCTCGTACGGCATGACTACCTGCGCCGCTCGTATGGATCAAATGATCGTGAAGGTCAACGAACTTTCGACGATCCAGCAGAGCCATCACCCGGTCAGAGAGCTATGTCTTCTTTTCGGCGGAGACATGGTCGAAGGCATCACGATCTTTCCCGGGCAAGCCTGGGAAGTAGAGGCGCATCTGTTCGAGCAGCTCTTCGAAGCCGCGCGGATCATGGAAAAGATGGTCCGCTCGTTTTCATCGACTTTCGAGAAGGTCTCGATCGTCTGCGAGTTCGGCAACCACGGTCGTCTCGGTCGTAAGGGAGAACTTCCGTCAGGTGACAACATCGACGCGATGGCGTACCGGATCTGTCAAGACAGAACAAAAGATCTGAAGAACGTCACGTGGCAGATGTCAGGTGACTGGTATCAAATCGTCACTATCGGCAACTACAAAGCGTTGCTGGTGCACGGCGACGAGATCAAGAGCTTCGGCGGCAACACGCCGGCGTTCGGTATTCTCCGCAAGGCGAATGCCTGGGCGACAGGAGTGGTCGAAGACTTCCAAGACGTCTACATGGGTCACTGGCACACGCCGATGGCGCTGACGATGGCGAACGGCGGTCGAGTGTTCGTGACTGGCTCTCCTGAGTCCGGCAACGAGTACGCTCGAGAGTTCGTCGCCGCGATCGGCAGACCGTCGCAACGTATTCACTTCGTCGATCCAGACAAAGGTCGAGTGACGGCAGAATACGTCATCTGGCTCGACTGAGTGGTCACACTCTCAATGCGTTGATACAATTTGGCTATCCCGCCGTGCCCCCGGTAGGACATGACTGTATTGGAGTCGTGAATGGCCAAGTCTCGTCGCATCTTGAAGGACTCCCACAAGAGCAAAGTGCTCGAGACCGCACAGCTTGTTGTCACCGCGCAGATGGCAGATCAGCAACACACCGATCTCTCAAGAGTCGGCGTTGTGTGGTCTGGAATCTTGGACCTAGAAGGACCGATCCCGCCGTCTGAAGTAGCGGCGATGCTCAGTGCCTACGACCTAGTGAGAGCGACGACTTTGGTCGACGCTCATGAGCACTGGGTCAGCGCCGCGGCGTACGCGGCTATAGCTGACGCTACAGAACCAGTTCAACCGAAAGAACTAACAGTTCTAGAAGATGAAAAGCCTAAGAGTTCTGAGTCCGCGACCATTGGATTTGTGGCTTCCCGTAGGAATGAGGAGTAGTCTACCGTTGGTATTATTCTCCAGTAGTTTTAGCATTGTTGCACCCTGCGAGCAATGCAGGACAAGGTGGATTCGTCGGTGAGTTGGTCAGAGGACATTGTAACCCGTGTTGTAACCGGTAGCTACATTACCGCGCGCGGAACTGCCGGTCGAGGCACAGTCACGTTTACTCCGACCAGCACGGTCGTCGATGAGAACGATGATGTCATCGTAACAGATCCTGTTGTGGCTACTCTTGACGGAGCAGGCGCATTCAGCATCACTCTTCCGACAACAGACAACCCAGCGCTCAAGCCGACAGGTTGGGCGTACGAAGTTCAAGTGCGTATCAACGGCGTCAAGCCGACAAAGTTCTGGATCTTCCTTCCAATAGGTGACGGAAGCCCTGTCGATATTTTCTCTCAACTTGGCAGTCTTTCTCCTGTCTCTGACGCGACTGCAGGTGCAGCCGCTCGTGGTTCTATTGGACCGCAAGGTGCGACAGGTCCTACAGGTCCTTCAGGACCAACCGGTCCACTCGGGCCAACTGGACCTTCAGGCGGTCCTACTGGTCCGCAAGGTCCGCAAGGTGACGTCGGACCAACTGGACCCGCCGGAGCAACAGGTGCGACAGGTCCGCAAGGTATTCAAGGCACTCAAGGTGTTGTTGGCGACACCGGACCTACAGGTCCTGCTGGAACGTCAATCACAATTCTTGGCTCATACGCTACGTATAACGCACTCATTGCGGCGCACCCGACAGGAAATCCTGGTGACGGATATCTTGTTGACGGTGACTTGTACGTTTGGGACAACGTTGGTTCAGAGTGGGACAACGTCGGCAGCATTGAAGGTCCGACTGGTCCGCAAGGTATTCAAGGACCGACAGGTCCACAAGGCGACATTGGTCCAACCGGACCACAAGGTGATCAAGGTCCTCAAGGCGACGCAGGTCCTACAGGCCCGCAAGGCGACGTCGGTCCTCAAGGTGACCTCGGTCCAACTGGTCCGCAAGGTGATCTTGGTCCGACAGGTCCAGAGGGTCCGACAGGTCCGCAAGGTGACCTCGGCCCAACTGGGCCTGAAGGCGCAACTGGTCCGCAAGGCGATGCAGGTCCTACAGGACCTCAGGGTGACCTAGGTCCAACCGGTCCTACTGGACCGCAAGGCTTCGATGCGTTCGAGTACTCGCCGTTGCGCGCGTTTGAAAACGCGTATCAGCCGGGTGAGATCATCTTCTATAGTGGAAGTTACTTCATCTGTCTTGCGACAAACGACGCGCTTCCTCCGACAGGTGGAAATCTTGGAGTCTACTGGAACCCATACTCGTTTGTTGGCGCAGTCGGTGCGACTGGTCCGCAAGGCGAGCAAGGTGCAACTGGTCCGCAAGGTGACCTCGGTCCAACTGGTCCGCAAGGTGATCTTGGCCCGACTGGTCCGCAAGGAGACATTGGACCAACTGGACCGCTCGGTCCAACAGGACCGCAAGGCGAGCTTGGTCCAACAGGTCCCCAAGGAACTGGCGTCACCATTCTTGGTTCGTATGCTTCATACGCAGCACTCATCGCAGCTCAGCCGACAGGAAATCCAGGTGACAGCTATCTTGTTGCCGGTGACTTGTATGTGTGGTCTGCAACGTCGTCTTCGTGGGTCAACGTTGGTCAAATTCAAGGACCGACAGGACCTGAAGGTGACATTGGTCCCACAGGACCACAAGGCATTCAAGGTGTAACTGGTCCGCAAGGTGACCTCGGTCCAACTGGTCCGCAAGGTGATCTTGGTCCAACTGGACCGCAAGGCATTCAAGGTGAAGTAGGTCCAACTGGTCCGCTTGGCCCAACAGGCCCGCAAGGCGATCTGGGTCCAACTGGTCCGCAAGGTGAGCAAGGTGTAACTGGTCCGCAAGGTGACCTCGGTCCAACTGGTCCGCAAGGCGATCTTGGCCCGACTGGTCCTCAAGGAAACGTCGGTCCGACAGGTCCACTAGGACCTACAGGTCCGCAGGGCGATCTTGGTCCGACAGGTCCTCAAGGCTCGGCTGTAACAATTCTAGGCGAATACGCCGATCTTGCTGCGCTGCAAGCTGCGCACCCAACTGGTAACGCAGGCGACGGGTATCTTGTTGAGAACGGCGACCTGTATGTCTGGAATGCTGTCGGTTCGACATGGGTAAACGTCGGAAACATTCAAGGACCTACAGGTCCAGTTGGCGCAACAGGTGCAACAGGACCGCAAGGTGAACCTGGTCCAACCGGACCGCAAGGTATTGAAGGCAACGTCGGTCCTACAGGCCCGACAGGTCCTGAGGTTACAGGTCCTACAGGACCTATTGGCGACACAGGTCCAACTGGCCCAACTGGACCCACGGGTGACATCGGTCAGTTTGCGATCTCTTCTGCGACACCTCCACCTTCTGCTGATATCGGCGACGCTTGGTTCAACTCTTCAACAGGCCAGATCTTCGTCTATTACGACGGCTATTGGATTGAGTCAGCGTCAAGTAACAAAGGCGACACTGGCCCAACAGGTCCAGTAGGTCCTGCGTCAACAGTCACAGGCCCGCGCGGCTCGACTGGTCCGACAGGTCCTACTGGTTCGACAGGTCCTGCGTCAACAGTCACAGGTCCAACCGGCCCGCTTGGACCTACTGGTCCCACCGGTCCAACTGGCCCACTTGGTCCTCAAGGATTGCAAGGTCCAACAGGTCCAGGTATCACTGGCCCAACTGGTCCGCAAGGTCCGCAAGGCGTACAAGGCGTCACAGGTCCAACTTCAACAACTCCTGGTCCGACTGGACCGCAAGGTCCGCAAGGCGCAACTGGACCCACCGGTCCTACTGGTCCTGCATCAACAGTCGCTGGTCCGCAAGGCGTCATTGGACCGACCGGGCCGACCGGCCCGCAGGGTCCAGCGTCTAACGTCACCGGTCCAACTGGACCGCAAGGCCCAACAGGTCCTGAAGGACTGGCGTCTAACGTCACCGGTCCAACTGGACCGCAAGGCCCAACAGGTCCAGTCGGTGCGACCGGTCCTGGGTTCTACAATCTCACGTCTTCAATCATTACGTCGTCGCACACGCTCGGTGCAAGCGACGCTGGCAAGCTTGTCGAGGTCGACTCAGCACTTGCAGTCGAGCTAACAATTCCTGCCGACTCGACGTACGACTTTGCAGTAGGCACACAGCTTGTGATTGTTCAGGTTGGTCTCGGTCAGGCGTCCGTTGCTCCTGCCGTAGGCGTGACGTTGAACTCAGAACAAAATAGACGAAAGCTTTCGCAGCAGTGGTCAGGTGTATCGTTGATCAAGCGCGCTGCAAATACGTGGGTTCTCTTCGGCAGCTTGGTAGACTAGCCATGCTGATATCTGTTCACGGAGCTATTGGCTCAATCAAACGAGCTCTTGTGCCTGAGACATGGACGCAGCGCACATCTACGTTTGGATCGTCAAACATCAACCACGTCACCTATGGTAACTCGGTGTTTGTAGCAGTTGGCGACTCAGGAAAGATGTCCGTGTCTCAAGACCTCGGCGTGACGTGGTCGTCGCTGACGTCGTCGTTCGGCACAAGCAACATCTGGAGCGTACAGTACGGAAACAACTTGTGGGTTGCTGTTGGCAGTACTGGAAAGATGGCAACGTCGGTAGACGGCGTGAACTGGTTTCAGCGCGTGTCTTCGTTCGGCACAACTACTATTCTTACTGTTGCGTACTACGAAGGATTTTGGATCGCCGCAGGAGTCGGAGGTAAGTTGGCGACGAGCATCGACGGTCTCAACTGGACGCAGCGCACTTCGTCGTTCGGCACGACTTACATCTATGACATCTCATACGGAGGCGGAAAGTGGGTTGCTGTTGGAGACGCTGGCAAGCTCGCGACATCTGTAGACGGAATCTCTTGGACTCAACGTACGTCATCTTTTGGAACAGACAGAATCCGAGAGATCGCGCACACACCTACTGGATACGCAGTCATCGTTGGAAACAACGGAAAGATCGCTACAAGTCCAGATGGAACCGCGTGGACACAACAGGCAAACACGTTCTTGTCTTCAACTCTTGAGGCAGTGTCGTACGGCGGTAACGGTATGCTTGTAGCGGCAGGCTTTTCAGGCAAGCTCGGAACTTCTAGAATCTTGAGCTCGGTCAGCAACGACGCGTGGGTTCAGCAAACATCATCGTTTGGCACAACACCAATCAACTCAGTGGTGTTTGGATCTGGTACGTTCGTCGCGGTCGGCCAGGCTGGAAAGATCGCGACGTCGTCTGGATAGGAGAAACATGGACATGTACACGTATGAGATTCAAGAGACTCCGCCGATGGCGAAGATCTATAAAGATGGAAGTCTTATAGACAACTCAGGGCCGTGGGAGTCGGTGTCTGCTGCCGCAGACTGGGCGATGCTCATGGTCTCACGCCTAAACGCAGGCTTGGAGTCGTTGTAGAAGTAGTAAGATTTAGGAAGTTCTTGAAGCCGAGGAGCTTTAGTGTCAGCGATTGATTTTCCAAATGACCCAGTAGTTGGGCAGGTTCACACCGGAGGAAACTCTCAGTGGGTGTGGAACGGTACGGCTTGGGAGACGCTGCGTATTACTCCTACAGGTCCGACAGGTCCTACTGGACCGCTCGGACCAACCGGCCCGTATGGAATCTTTTCAATCGCAACTGAGACTCCGCCGCCATCACCGTCACTAGGTCAGGCGTGGTTCAACGGTGTGACTGGAAAAGTTTACGTTTACTATGACGACTTCTGGGTTGAGGTCGGCGCCGCGCCTGTCGGCGCAACCGGTCCTACAGGTCCTCTTGGGCCTACAGGCGCAACTGGACCGCAAGGACTTCCATCAAATGTCACCGGACCGATGGGACCTACTGGTCCAGCTGGCGAGTCAGTCACAGGCGCGACAGGTCCAGCGGGAACAAATGGCAAGTATCTTGCTGGAGAGACGTATCCAAACCCGACGCCTGAAGAAGGTGACGCTTGGTTCAACACGATCAACTTGAAGACATACGTCTATTACGATGGATTCTGGGTCGAGGTCTCAGCGAACGACGCTGGTCCGACTGGTCCTACTGGTCCTGAAGTTCCCGGACCAACCGGTCCGCAAGGTCCAACTGGACCGACAGGCGCGCAAGGCGAAGCGATCACAGGCCCAACTGGTCCGCAAGGTCCGCAAGGTCCGACTGGTCCGTCAGGCGGACCAACTGGTCCTACAGGACCTCGCGGCGCAACTGGACCAACAGGACCCACAGGACCTGGAGTTACTGGACCAACCGGTCCAACTGGACCAACAGGTCTTGCACTTGTCCCGTTCCGAAACTTGCTGACAAATGGAGACATGCGCGTAGCGCAGCGTTCTACTTCAGTCGCGTCGATTTCATCGACCAACTACTACACTGTTGACAGGTTCAATCATGTGATCTCAGGCATAGGTATCTGGACATCAGAACAAATAAGTGACGCTGTCGACGTTTCTCGAAGCGCGTTGAAGCTCACCTGCACAGCCGCATCACCAGCGCCAACACCAAACTCATTTTCTCGCATTGAGCAGAAGCTTGAAGGATTTGACGTTCAGTCTGCTAAGAAAGGAACAGCTGATGCTCTTGCACTGACACTTTCATTTTACGTAAAGTCTAACGTCATTGGCACTTACATTGCAGAACTGTACGACAACGACAACACCCGCTCGGTCAGTGCCGCGTACAGTATCAACGTCGCAGACACATGGGAAAAGAAGACGATCACTTTTGCTGGCGACACAGTCGGTCAGTTCGACAATGACAACAACGCTTCGTTGATTGTCGGTTGGTACCTCGGCGCTGGGACTGACTACACAAGCGGCACGCTTGCGTCGTCGTGGGGAGCAACTGTCACGGCGAACAGAGCTGTCGGTCAAACAAATCTTGCGTCATCTGCGTCACAGTACATCGCTTTTACTCAGGCGCAGCTCGAGGTCAATACTGTAGCAAGTCCATTTGATGTTCGGCCACTCTCAATTGAGCTCGCTCGCTGCATGCGGTACTTTGAAAAGTCTGCCGGCAACTCGCATGCTGTTGTCACAGCGGCATCTTCGTCATTTCCGACGGTGTTCTACAAGGTACGCAAGCGAGCAACTCCTATTCTCACTCCAACATTCAACGTCGGTACAGGTGCGTCGTTCACGGTAAGTGCCGACGGTCACGTGCAGACCGGCAACCACTCAGCTGGCTCGTTGTATACATTCACTTCGTCGGCGGAACTGTGAGCGCATCGTGGCAGTAGACTTTCCTAACTCTCCAGTACTGAACCAAACAGTCGTCGTTGGAAACAAGACGTACCGATGGACTGGTACGTCGTGGGACCAAGACTCAAGTCTTGGCCAGGCAGGCCCAACTGGACCAACAGGACCGCTCGGTCCGACAGGGCCTACTGGTCCTGCTCAAACGATCAACACCTCCGCTCCGCTCGTGTGGAACGCCGGTACTCAGACGCTGTCAGGCCCGACAATCGAGACGGTGTCCGGGTCGCAGAGCAAGGCCGATGCAGCCGCGGCCGCCGCAGTCGCGGCGCACAATGCGCAGCAAACAAACGTCCACGGAATCTTTGATGTCGAAGAACTTGAGACTCAGCTCGGCGCTCTCGAAAAAGCGCAGAATGAAGCCGCTGCCTCGACGGAAGCGCACCGTATCGACACAACAGACGTTCACGGCATTCCAAACACCGCAGATGTCGTTCTTCGAACAATGGTCGACGCAAAAGGTGACTTGATCGCCGGAACCGCTGACAATCTTGTTGCGCGTCTTGGAGTTGGAGCAAACGGCACTACTCTCGAGGCAGACGACACAGAAGCTACTGGAATCAAGTGGTCAACTACAGTTGGCGATCACATTGCGGCGTCAACGTCAGTGCACGGTATCTCGAACACGTCAAATCTTGTCTACTATTCTGGCAGCGTCGTCAAAGACTCTACCGGCGTGGCTATTAGTCCGTACCACATCGGTGCTCCGTCACTCACGGCGATTCAAGGCCACTTCCATCTTTCACCAAACGCGATTGACACCGCTCCGCGAACTGTCAACACAACAACAAACCTCGCAACTGGAACCGCGTTCTTCACGTTCTTCACTCCTCTGTACACATTGACGGTGTCAAATATCACTTATGTCTCAGGCACGATTGTCTCAAGCGGCGTATCAATCGCACGATTTGGTCTTTACACAGTCGATGCAAGCGACAACGCGACGCTTGTCGCGCGAACAGACAATGATACTGGTATTCTTTCTTCTGCAAACACTGCGTACACAAAGCCGTTTTCTGTGCTAAGCGGCTACCCGGCGTCATACACACTAGAAGCAGGACAGCGGTACGCAGTCGCGATCATCATGGTGGCTACAGGTGCAGGTTCTGTGTACATGAACTACGCAAGTCCAATCACAACAATAAACTCTCTTCCACCTCGTATGACAGGCGCTGCTGGATCACAAGCAGACCTTCCAACGTCGCGCACAACATACTCAAACACCGTGTCAACACCGTGGGCTAGGTTGTCGTAATGGCTATTGATTTTCCGTTCGATCCAACGCCAGGTGACGAATACGTATACGGCACGCAGAAATGGACATGGACAGGCGTCACTTGGGACCTTGTTGTCACAGAGCTTGTGGGTCCTACAGGACCTACAGGTCCACTAGGTCCAACTGGACCACTTGGGCCGACTGGCCCACTCGGGCCAACTGGACCTCAAGGAGTTCCGACTCTCATCCTCGCGCAGTTTGAGACGTACAACGACCTTGTCACAGCGCATCCAGTTGGTTCAGTGGGAGACGCCTATCTTCTTGACAATGGCGATCTCTACGTTTGGATACAATCTACTTCGTCGTGGAATAACTCGGGCAATATTCTTGGACCTACCGGTCCAGTCGGCTCTCTTGGTCCAACAGGTCCTACAGGTCCTCAAGGTCCAGAAGGTGGCGGCGGACTTGGATTCGCAACAAACTGGTGGCTAGCAACATAGGAGCTGAATAGTGGCAACACCGATTCGACGACTTGGTATCGTCCGACCGACGGCAGATACTCCTATGCTCGCGTTCACATCCACAAGCTACTTCTTCGTGTCGGTGATCGCGACAAACGTCTCAGAGACCGACAACGCGACTTTCACCGTGTGGGTAATCCCCGCAGGAAACGAAGCTTTGATTCCGTCGCACGTCGCATTCAACCTTCCACTCAATCTCAAAGATTCTTATGAAACGTATCGGTTTCCAGTCATGAACACCGACGAGATCATGGTTGAGGCGTCTACTTCTGACGTCACTTTCACCGTCGTCGGTATCGACCAGATCAACGAAATCACGTCAGTCTAGGGGTAACAGATGCCAGGATTTACAGGAAGATCTACCGACGGAGTTCCACGGACAATTGTGGTCACCGTCGAGGACGCTGACACGGACACCGCGGTCTATTCTCCGACTCAAAAGGGTCGTGTCACGTCGCTGATCGCCGCTAACCGCACCGGCGGAACGCTGCCTTTGACGGTGAAGATCACGCGGGGCGCAGACACACACTATGTCGTCAAGGACCATCGAGTGCCCAACGGAGAGAATAGAGAGCTTGCCGGCAACGGTATTATTGTCCAAGCTGGCGACGTTCTTGAAGCAGTTTGTCCAGTGGAAGATTCATTTGATCTAATCGTTTCGGCGGTGGAAGGACTCGTCTAGTGCCAGCTCCAGACTATTACAACGTTGAGGACATCGCAGACAAGACGTTCTACGGCCTGCGTTTTGCTCCATCGACAGGGACACTTACGGCAGTAAAAGTAAATGACGGAACTCCAGTGAAGCTGCCAGAACTCACGACGGAAGGCGATCCTTACATTCGTAAGCCGTCTGATTACCGCGCATGGGTCTGGACCAGCAACACATTGCGGTTTTCGTGGGATAATACAACAGGACACCTTTTGGTGGAGGTAGTGTAAGTGGCACAACTAATCGATCTTGGAAAGCTCCGCTTCTATTTTGCCGGAGAGTACAGCACCGCGACTGAATACGAGCTGAACGACTGCGTTCGCTACGGCGGCAACGTGTATGTCTACACAAATGAAGTTGCCACGACAGGCACTCTTCCGACCGCAACCTCGCACTGGCAGGTCATGGTCGAGGGCATCAATTTCCGCGGTAACTACAATGCAGTCACACCGTACGCGGTAAACGACGTCGTTGCGTTCGGCGGCATTCTTTACACCTGCATCCAGAACAGCACAAATAACGTCCCGACTAACACAACCTACTGGGAAAAGTTCGTTGACGGTCTTCAATATGAAGGCAACTACAACAACGCAACGCCTTACCAAAAGAACGACATCGTCACCTATGGTGCACGCGCGTACATCGCCACCGCTACGACGACAGGAAATCTTCCGACAAACACCTCGTACTGGCAGGTCTTTGCAGACGGTCTCGCGAGCCTTGGTCTTTACAACGCCGCGACCGAATACAAAAAGAACGACGTCGTCTACCTCGGCGGTCGTACGTACGTCGCGCTTCGTGACACGGTAGGCGATGAACCAGGTGCCACCGGGAGCGGATCAGACTGGGCGGTCTTTGCCGACGGTCTCAAGTTCCGCAGCAACTGGAACACAGCAACTCGCTACGAACTGAACGACATCGTCCTTCGCGGCGGCAACGCGTACATCTGTATTCTTGCGCACACGTCTGCCGGCACATTCAACGCAGATCTGACAGCACTGAAGTGGTCTGTCTACAGCCAAGGATTCCGCTTCCGCGGTATCTGGACTCCAGAAACAGATTACTTGGTCAACGACCTTGTCTCTGACGGAAACTCGACGTTTGTCTCAAGCGCAGACTTTACGTCTGGTGCTACAAGCATTCTTGACGACGCGTACTGGTCGGTCTTTGCGCTTGGTGCCGACTACCTCCCGGCCCAGGTAAGCAACGAGAACAAGCTTCTTTCGACTGACGGAACAGACCCGTTCTGGTCATCGAACATCGACATCTCTGGCGACGTTCAGGCGGGCGGAGTTCTCTATCTTGGCCAAGACGCGTACACAATCGCCACAGCAGTCGCTCTTCCAAACCTCATCGGTTTGGCGGTTGGTGACGCTGGCGGATCGTCTGATGAATACGCTCAGTTCGTCGTCTGGAACAAGAACACTGACGGTCTAGCCTCGACCGACCTCATCGTGCAGACGCACGATGCTACAGACTCTGACGGCTTCATCGACATCGGTATTACCGGCGAGAACTTTGACAGCGAAACGTACGGCATCACAGGACCGAACGACGGCTACCTGTTCATGGTCGCTCCGACAGGAACCACCGGCGAGGGCAACCTTGTCTTGGCCACAGGAGACACCGGAACAGCTAACAAGATCGTCTTCGCAGCCGGCGGTTTGACATCTGGCAACACCCAGATGGAGATCATTCCAGACACAAGCGTGCACATTGAGATCGCGACTGCGTCGACGAGCACTACAACAGGAGCGCTCGTAGTCGCGGGCGGCGTCGGTGTCCAAGGTGACATGAATGTCCAAGGTGACCTCAACGTCATCGGTAACCTCGCATTGAGCGGTCTTGACTATATCGGTGTCGGTGACGGAGCAGCGGCATTCGGCGCTACGTTGACTAACCCGATCGCGACGTTCCAGATCGACGCAGATGACTACGCACAGGTTGCGTTTAGGAACATCAGTGACGCCGTCAACGCGTCAACTGACTTCATCGCGTACGCCGACGATGGCTCTGACAACGACGGCTACATCGACATAGGCATCACGTCGAGCAACTTTGCCGACCCAGAGTTCACTCTGACCGGAGCACACGACGGCTACATCTTCATGAACGCTCCGACCGGCTCTGGCGGCGCAGGAAACCTCGTCTTGGCTACAGGCGCAAACGGCGTCGAGAACAAGATCGTTTTTGCTGCCGGCGGTCTCACGTCCGGTAACGAACAAATGATCATCACACCGTTCCAGTCGGTGCATGTCGAGATCGCTACAGAATCTACAAGCGCTACTACTGGAGCATTCACTGTAGACGGCGGTATCGGTCTCACTGGTAACTTGAACGTCGGCGGAAACGTCGGCATTGTCGGTAACGTCGACATCCAAGGCCAGATCACGATCGCAGGCGGCGGAACAACATTCGACACCGCAAACCTCGCAGTCGTTGACCCAATGATCTACGTCGCGCAGTCTAACTCGGACAACGCAGTTGACTTTGCGTTCGTCGGCGAGGCAGCGTTCCCGATCACTCCGATCGCTCGTACCGTGACAAACAAGGTCCTCACCGACAACATTGCCACGCTGACGGTCTCGGCGGCGCACACGTTCCAAGAGGGCGACTACGTCGTCGTCGCAGGCGTCGATGCGACATTCAACGGAACTCATTTGATCACAGATCTTCCGACGGCCTCGTCATTCAGCTTTGCCAAGACTGCAACAAACGTTCCAGCGGCGTCTGCTACTGGTACAGCGACTGTTTCCAACAGAGCGAAGTACTCAGGTCTTGCGAAAGACGCAACAGACGGAATCTGGAAGCTGTTCGCAGACGCGAGTACCAAGCCAGCGAACACAGTAAACTTCTCTGAAGCTGGTGTCCGCTACGACGACCTCCAGCTCCGCAACATCACCGCGGTCGGCAACGTCGCCGTCACAGGTACTCTCAAGCAGAATAACCACGATGTTCTGACAAACGACATCGCGAACGCGAAGGGCGACATCATTGTTGCTACCGCGCCAGACGCGATGACTCGACTTGGTGTTGGATCTAACACGACGTTCATTCAGGCCGACAGCGCTCAAGCTACTGGCCTCAAGTACACAAGCTTGGCGACAGACACCGTTCTTGGCGCAGTCCAAGTCACGGCTTCGACCTCTCGTCCAGCATCTCCTTCCATTGGTCAGTTGATCTTTGAAACAGACACTGACTACATCAACCGCTACACTTCTAGCGGATGGAAGGCTCTCGGTCCGGTGTTCCTCGGTTTCACGACCGACGACGATGGCAACCTCACGGCTGTCACAGGTCCGGACGGAACCTATAATGTTGGAGACTACACCGACTATGGCATTCTCCCAGCGGAGATGACAGTGTCGGTGAACGCCTCCGGTCAATTGGTACTCACCTCGTAGTAGCAAAAAAGGATAGCAATGGCAACGATCAATCTTGGAAAAATCCGTCTCAACTGGCGTGGCACGTGGTCGAGCGCTACGGCCTACACGGTCAATGACGCGGTGTACCTCAACGGCGACTCGTTCGTTGCTGTAGCCGACAACACAAACGCTCAGCCGCTTTCTGGCGGCGCGCTCAACGCGAACTGGAACTACCTGTCGCGCGGCGCATCAAGCGTCGTCACAACACGCGGTGACATCGTCTACCGCGGCGCTTCTGGTCTCACACGACTCGCGGCTGGCACTGCTGGCCAGGTCCTCACAACGCAGGGCACAACAGGCGATCCGTACTGGCAGGACAAGAGCGGTCGTCCGAACTACTCGACGTACACCGGAGCTGTTTCTTTGCTGAACAGCGCGTCACAGTACGGTCGACAGACTGCAGGCTATGCGGTCGGCGGCTTGCACATGTGCAACAACGGCGCAAATCCTGGCTACGGCAACTTGTTCATGATCACTCAAGACCGCAAGAACATCAAGGCTGTCGGCTACCAGTGGTACCAGAGCCTCGGCTTCGGTCACTTCTCAGACCAGATCAGTACTTCTACCTATCCAGGAAGCCGCGCTACTACCGGGCAGTATTGCCAGTTCGATACCGCGCTTGACGCAGACGAGTATTTCGCATACGTCGTCCGCAACTACGCTTCGGCCGTCGCGGTCACGACGAAAGGTCGTCTCTACTTCACAGGGTACAACGGCTACGGCCAGTTCGGTTTCGGTGACACGACAACACGCCAGATCTTCACGCGCTCGGCGTACTTTGGTCCGAGCACCGGCCGCACCGCGGTCGACGTCAAGATCGGCAAGATCTTCTCGGGCTCGGACGGCCTCACGACTCCGTTCCTTGTTCGCACGTCTGAAGGCGAGATGTACGGCGCAGGCTACAACGGCGCAGGTCTTCTCGGACAAGGCGACACCACGAACCGCACGTCGTGGACGCGCATCGGCGCCGCGACGCTCAACTCTGGTGGCGCGACGATCACCGGGTACCAGTTCAGCAACAAGTGCGCGATCAACAACGCGATCATCATCGCGTGGAACTCTGCGGGTCAGATCTTCGGCTGGGGCGCACCGACGCGCAACCAGCTCGGTCTGAACACAACAGCGCAGCAGAACACTCCGCAGCGTCTTACGCAGCTCGAGTCTCTCATCGGTGCAGGCGTCACTCCGGTCGACATCTGCATGCCGGTCGGCGGAAACGACAACAACGGTGTCGTCACTGCTATCTTGATGACCAACGGCGAGATCTACACGGCAGGCCAGTCGCTCCACGGTCAGCTTGGTATCGGTGGTGCTGACGGGCAGACGTCCGCGATCTGGCAGGTCGTCACAAAGCCTGCTGGTAAGACATGGTCTAAGCTTTGGTCGTCAGGCGGCGAATCTGCGACGTTCTACGCTGTAACTACGGACGGCTTCTTGTACGCCTGGGGCTACAACGGATACCGTCAAATCGGCGACACAACGACGACGAACCGCCAGGTTCCGACGCTGGTGTCCGGTCTTCCTGCGGGATTCCAAGGCTCGATCGAGAGCGTCTGGACATGGGGCGACTCGAACACATCACCGACTGGATTCCACCTCGCGTGGGCTCGCACAACGACGGGCCGCTGGGCCTCTTGGGGTTACTACGGCTGGGGCACGATCGCTCAAGCTCAGTTTCCGATCTCGACGTTGTTCGACGGCTCAAACGGATCGTCTGATCCGCGCGAGATCACCGCGCAGCTTCCAGACTTCGGTGCGAACATCATCAACATCGTGCCTGGCTACATCACAACAACTGCGTCGTCAATCTACATCTTGATGAACGACGGCCGAACGTTCCACATGGGTTACGACGACGGCAACTTGTGGTCAGGAACAAACGACGGAACAAACGTCGTCAGCCGAACATTCTACCCACGTCAAATCACGCACTTCTAAGGAGAGATTAGGTGCATATCTACACATATATTCCAGATCTGGTCAACATCTCGTACCTCCAGATGGCGCCGTGGGAAGGCGGTCCGATCCAGGACCTCGGCTTTCACGGAGGACGCATGTACCTCCGGTTTCCGTCGGCAGAAGCAGTTCAGTCGGCTTTGCCAGAGGACAGCATGGACTTCCGTGAGGCGACAAACGAAGAAATCGAAGCACTCGGGACACTGCCAGAGTACCAAGCCTAACCGCTAGGTTCTCCGGTCGGAGAAAGAAGAAAAGAGCAAAATGGCAACTGTAAATCTGAGCAACATCAAGTTGAACTGGCGTGGAGACTACTCTGCAGCCACAACTTACACGAAGAATGACGCCGTGTTCTTTCAAGGCAGCTCGTTCTCGGCGAAGACAACAGCTCTCGGTCAGGCTCCTCTCACAAGCCCAGGTCTTGCTGACGGAACACGTATCACGGTCACCGTCGTAGGCTCTAAGTACCGTCTCACCGCCGCTGGCGTAGGTACAGGCGACACGCCGAACTTGACGCTTGTTCGCGGCCGAACGTACTACTTTGACTTTTCTGCTGTCCCAACATCGCACTCTTTCGCTCTTCGTCTTGGCGTCACCAACTCGACGGACACGGTCATGGGCGCATCGCCGAACCGCGTCGACGTCGGCTTCGACACATCATCGATCGAGTACACCGCGACTTACGCTAAACAGGTTTTTTCGACGGCGAACAAGGTCATCACGTACACTGTCCCATTTGCAGACTCTGCAGCGTACAGCACGCTGTACTACGTGTCGGTTGACAACACCTCGAACTTCGGCACAATCACTTTGATTGATCCGTCGTACGTCGAGGTCAACTCTGCGTTCTGGAGCGTCATCGCTCGCGATTCTGAGAGCTTCACTACAACCCGCGGCGATCTTGTGTTCCGTAACGCAGGTGACACAACCCGTCTTCCTGCCGGCGTTCATAACCAGATTCTTACAACTCAAGGTTCTTCTGCTGATCCTACGTGGACAGACCAGACAGGCCGTGAGCACAACATCGTACAGATGTCCACAATTTCTCCTCTGCCTTTCGGCACCGAGCAGACAACATCTGCTAACTTGATCACACGACGTGGTCGTATGCACGGCTGGGGTCCGTCGTTCTGGGTCATGCCAGATCGTCGTTCTGCTAAGTCTTCTGGTTGGAACCGCCAGAACGGACTCGGGTTTCACCACTATCCAGACACTCTCAACACAACAACGTACCCAGGTCAGCGATGGAGCACTCCGCAATACGTGCAGTTCTTTGAGAAGTTCGCAGATGACGAGCGAATCAACTACATCACGCGCTGGAGCTCTGGCGCGTGCATCGTCACAAACCGCGGTCGTGTGTACTTCACAGGATACAACGGTTACGGTCAGTTCGGTTTCGGTGACACGAACAACCGAATGATCTTTACTCGCAACGCGTTCTTTGGAGACACAGAGGGCCGCACCGTCGTCGACATTCAGCACACACGCTCTTTCTCAGGAAGCGACGGCAACAACGGAGCCATTCTTTGTCTCACGGCTGAAGGCGAGCTCTGGGGCGCAGGATACAACGCCTGGCGAGTTCTTGGCCAGAACGACACAACGAACCGGTCGGTCTTCACCCGCATCGGTGAGTCAACGATCAACCGTCTTGGCTACGCGTGCGTAGGCTTTGCGTTCTCTCAAGCTGAAGCGTACGGCAGCAACGTCATCGCGTGGAACTCAAACAACGAGTACTACGGGTGGGGCGACAACCAGTCCGGCGAGCTTGGATTTACTAACCAAAACGCGGTGGCCGTTCCTACCCGCATGTCACAGTTCGAGAGCGTGATCACCGTTGGATCGACTCCGGTCGACGTGATCATGAACCGCTCGAACACAACAACGTCAACAACTCGCTACACCAACGCGATCTTGATGTCCGACGGCCACATCTACACGTCTGGTCGCTCTAACCACGGTCAGCTTGGAACAAACGTAGCGGCGTCTACCGACTCATTCATCTGGGCGCGTGTCAACCGTCCCGCCGGCAAGACGTTCACACGACTTGTCGCGGCTGGTGGCGAATCTGCGACGTTGTACGGTCTCACAAGCGACGGGTTCTTGTACGCTTGGGGCCTGAACAACTATCGTCAGATCGGCGACAACTCGACAACAAACCGTCTCGAGCCTACTCTTTGCTCGAACTTGCCGGCAGGCATTCAAGGCACGATCACGAACGTCTGGGCTCAAGGAGACAACAGCTACACAACAGTGTGGTGCGCGACATCTGCAGGCCGGTACTTCTCGTGGGGTTGGTACGGCAGCGGTTCAATCACTCACTCACAGCGACCAAACCAAGATCCTTGGGAAACAGGAAGCGAGCCGTTCGAGATCACGACAAACCTTCCTTACGCAGGCGTCGGTCTTGTAGACGTGCACCCGCTCTGGGTCAGCTCATCTTCGCAAGCGTGGTTCTTGCGCTACAGCAACGGTGAAGTTTTTGCCTGCGGCTACAATGACTATGAAGGCTGGAACCCGGCGGGCGGCGATTCAACAGGTTATGCTACACAGACTGCTTATCGCTTCAACTATCCGCGACTGCTCACAAACATCTACTTCTAGTACCGCATTTTTGCGGTCGCGGTGATACAATTGCCGCATGGGAGAGTCTAACGTAAGAGTTGCGTTCTACACAATCGCGCTCAATGAAGAACACTTCGTCGAGCGGTGGTACGAGTCGTGCAAAGACGGCGACTATCATTTGATCGCTGATACAGGATCTACGGACGGCACGCAGGAGACCGCGCGCAGGCTTGGAATAAACGTCATCCAAGTCAACGTCATGCCCTGGCGCTTTGACGTCGCCCGCAACGCTTCTCTGGCTGCTCTACCGCGTGACATCGACTACTGCGTAGCGCTTGACATGGACGAGGTGATGGTTGGAAACTGGCGGAGAGAGCTCGAGATCGCGAAGCTAAACGACGTGACTCGCCCTCGGTACAAGTTTACGTGGAACTGGACAGAAGACGGAAAGCCAGGACTTCAGTACGGAGCAGACAAGATCCACACACGTGCGAACTACAGGTGGAAGCACCCGGTCCACGAGACGATAACTCCGTACGCTAACTTTCAAGAAAAGCACTCGTGGTGCGACTTCGAGGTGCATCACTTCGCAGACTTGACAAAGTCTCGCTCGAGCTATCTTCACCTTCTCGAGCTCGCCGTCAAAGAAGATCCGCACGACGACAGGAATGCGTACTACTACGGCAGAGAACTGTACTACTACGGTCGGTACGAAGAGGCGATGAAAGAGTTGCAAAGATTCTTGCTGCTGCCGACAGCAACGTGGGGATCAGAGCGCGCGGCCGCATACAGGTTCATGGCACGATGCCGCCCCGCGGAATACGAGTATTGGCTTCACCAGGCTATGCGAGAGGCTCCAAACGACAGAGAGCCGTACATCGACATCGCGAAGAGATACTACGCAGAGAGACGGT